TTTAATAAATTTATCCATTCCAGGAATGAACTTAGCAAAACTTCCCAGAATTTCTTGTATACCAGGCATGGAATCAAAGATTCCTCTAAGAGAAAATCCTTCCTTCAAGGCAGTCTTCCATTGCTCAGGTAGTGGTAGACGATCAATCATGAAATGACGACCACCACCCCCTGGAATCTTCACCTCAAAGTTCATCATCGCCTTGTAAATGGGATTGATGGATAACAAATCAGCAAAGATTTTTCCTGGTCTGATGTCAGGAACATCTACCGTTGGAAAGTTTTCAAAGAATCTAACAGCACCATCTTTTAAGAAATTAAATGCAGCACCAGCAACATTCAGAGCAGCAGCAATATCACTCTGTAGTCTTTCTCCCAATTTAGAAATTCCGCCGCCCATAATCAGGACATGCATCAAATCACCAACATATTCACCGACAAGTTCACCAAGAATCGTACCCAATACTGGAATTGGAATAAATGATCCCAAGAAACCACCCAATGCAGCACCAACTCCTTTGAATAGTGCCTTACCAATACCTTCTCCAGCAAGAATTGATGCTACAGCAATAATGAGAGGACCCACAATCGGAATCCTACCAAACATTTTGGAAACTCCCTTCATGGCTGATTTGCCAAACAATTTGATTCCAAATCTATTGGCAGATTTTGCTACACCACCCTTAAATATTTTACTACCTGCTTTACTGCCACCAAGAGAACCTGTTTGTGGTGCTGCTGTAATTTTACCAGACTCAATAAGTTTTTTAACATGTGCCTTACCAGTGGTTAATGCCTGATTTGGAGTTCTTCCTGCCTGAATCGCCTTATCGTACTTAGCTTGGAAAGCATTGGCAGCATTATGACCAAACTTTCTCTGTATGCTCGCCGCTGGTCTTGGACGACCAGTAGGAGACATCCCAGGTGGTTTGATCTTAGGTTGCGTGGGTTTTGGTAATGTGGGTTTTGTGGGTTTTGTTCCTGGTTTATTTCTACCTTTATTTTTGTTACCTCTGTTGAATGGATTCATATCCATTGCCAACATTGCTGAACCAACAATGATAGCAGCGTTGATTAGATGAACTAGTTTGTCAGAGATGCTCGTCACCGCATTCAGAGCGTCTTCTCCAAATGTATCTCCGATCCACCCAACAGTTGCATCATAAGCATCCATACCCCAAGATATGAACGTTATGAGACCATTTAGTATCTTACCACCAATATCTAAAATAAACTTTAGTGCATTAATAACTCCCATGAGAATGGGTTTAAGCTGGTCAACAAATGGCAATAGTCTCATCAAAAGACCATAACCAATCATGGTTGCGATACCACTCAATATCCTTTCAAAAAAACTTTTTGGTTTGGGGAGTGTTAATCCTTTAGTTTTTTTGCCAGTCTTTTTTACTTCACGTTCATCTTCACCCTTATTTCCTTTCTGTCTTTCTATTAGTTTTGTTCTTTTTTTGGCAATATCTGCCTTCGATTTAATTCTTGTCTTAAAGTACGACTCAATATTGACTACAGATACTCTTATCTTCTCTACACGAATTAATTTTGGATCACCACCACTAACAGAAGCAATTTTTCTCTCAGGATTTCCAGTTACACTAGGACTAAATGCAACAATAGCGGACGATGATGGTGTGGCACCAGGAGCAATTTTTTGAATAGCACCGCCACGACCTTCTTCTCTTCTTTCAGATGGTTTTTTCTGGAATGATTTTCTTACAGCACCCTTCTTTCCACCACCAGTCGCCTTCTTAACGATGGCATTTTTTGCCATTCCTTTTGCTAATCCTGCTGCTAATGCTGGTAATGCCATATTATTACAAGATTATGTTGTGAAGTGCTCTGTTGCTAAACACGACCATATTATTAGGATCCTCAGCAGAAACGTTTCTGTTCCTAGAACCTTTAGCAGAGGCAGCTGATTGAGTTTGCTTATTAGCCTGCCCATTAGAAGCTGCAACCAACGCATTGGATTCAGATTGTGACATTTCTGATGGAGAAGTTTGAGATAATTCAGCAGCGTTATTAATACCTCTACTGGGAGATGTTTTTCCTTTCACTAAAGGATTGACGCTATATCTAGATTGAGTGGGAGATAGAGTACCAGCAGGATCCTTTCTATACCCAGACATAGAAACATTTGAAGTTACAGGTGTGAGTCCGCCATTGCCACCGCCATTACCACCAGCACCACCACCCATATTTCCACCACTGCCATTAGCACCACCAGTTCCAGAACCACTGTTAGCTGCATCACCAATAGAACCAGCCGTGTCACCAGAAGCAAATCCAATATGAAGGTGAGTACCATGACCACCGATGCCGCCACCCTTACTGCCTTCTCCAGCAAACCATGCCCCCCAAGGGTCATGAATAATTTGAGTTACTTTCAACTTTGATCTATTTTGATAGATAGACTCTGCTAGGGCACTCGTTCTTCCCAACCAATCTCCAGGTCTCCAGTCAGTAACATCAATAGCAAGATCGTCATAGTGAAGTGATCCACTTGAGTGTCCACCAACACGTTCACCACCAGAGGCATTAAACCCAACTCCTTTATTTGCTCCTTCGCCAGCGTGATTGTTTTTTCTGAAGTTAGGGTGCTCAGCTACCGTATAACCCTTGCCAAGAATTTGTTTACCAGCATTAATAACTGCTGGACCTCCACCAGTTCCCTCTTCTTTAGACTTAGTTCCTTTATCCGTATCTTTCTCTTGGGAAGTGGTCTGAGTTGGTTTTTTTGGTTTATTCCTACTGCCAGCATATCCACCACCTTGAGCATACATTGTATTATTAAGTAGTTTTGGTTTGTTCGTTCCTCCACCAGAAGCATTCATCTGCTCAAGATTACCCACTCCGATTTTTTGGACAGCACCCTTGCTCATGACAAACTCACCAGGAGTTAGCATAGCAGGAACAGTGTCAGTTCCTTGTGGTTGTGGTGTTCCACCTCCAGAGAGATAATTGATTGTTGGACTGAATATCCCAGGAACCTCACCACCACCAGACATTTGGAGGTTTACTGTCTGATTATATGATGGGGATGATTGAACCTCACCGCCACCTGATAAAAAACTAATAGAGTCATTTTTTGGCGGAGAATTTTTGCCGCCCTTTTTGGAATTAAAAGTTGATTTTCGCACAGGGCCGCCGCCTGTGAATCCTTTGACGATACCACCAGTGCCATGACTAGGACTAGGTTTGGACGGAACTAATCCACCACTGTTGAAACCATACTTCTTGGTCTCACCAGTATCTAGTTTACTTAGTTGTTCTTTCGCTTCAGCATCTCTTCCCTGAAGTCTATCCATAAAGGATGGATTGTTTGCTATTTTTTCTAACTCTGCTCTTGTAGCAGATTCTCCTTTTTTCTTTGCGTTATCCTGAGTTTTCCTTTCCTGCTCATCAACAGTATCAGGCATAAGCATAGGAATAGCAGCACCAGCAGCGAATAATGCTCCTCCAATCAGTAATGGTTTTGGAACCTTACCCAATAATCCTGCTGCTTTAACTCCTAGTTTGAAGGCAAGTCCTATCAATTTAGGTACAAATCTCAGTAGACTACCAGTCATCTTCAGTAGAGTTCTGGTAAGTCCATTGCCAAAAATGAGGTAGATCGCTAACAGAGCAGGCCAAAACTTACTTAAGAATCTGAATACATTACCCAATTTTCTCTGGTTTTCTTTATCACCAATCCAATCCACTATTCTCATCAACGCTCCATAAAAGAGCATGGTCCCTAGTGCTTTGAATAGTCTTTCAAAAAGACCCATGGCAGGTTTCAAAAGTTTTTTGAAGGAGGTTCCAACCTTCTTCATAAAACCTTCTCTAAATTTTTCTTTCTTCTCTCCTTTCTCTTTTTCTAAACGCTTTCTCTCTTTCTCTGCTAGTTTTTTATCTAACTTCAGATCCTTTGCCATCAATTTCTCAATGGAAGTTGTGCTCTTTAAAATAGCATCCAACTTCTCAATCAGAGGGTCTTTCTTTACCTTTGCTCTCTGCTTCCTTTTTTGCTCCTGTTCTGATTCAGGTTGTGCAGTTCCAGGAAGTAGTTTTTGTGTGGGTTTTGCTGAGACTCCACCTATATTTCCTGCAACATCCCCTCCACCACCAGAAGAATTCTGTTCAAGTTTCTGTACTGATTTCTTCTGTTCAAATACTCTATCAACAAATGATTTAAATCCAATCTTATCTTTTTTATATGTCTTGACTCCTTCTTTTCTCTCGTCTGGCGTTACGTTGTCACCATCAATTCTACCATCAGCTAAAAGTTCTTGGTAATACTTATCATATTTGTCTTCGCCAACAAACTTTTTGACATTAATAGTTTTTTTCTTGCCACCTCTAATTGAAGACAGCAAGTCATCAAGACCTTCAGGAACCTCCTCGTCTTTCTCTTCTCTGATAGATTTTAGGAGATCATCAAGATCCATTTGCTTGCTGTTGTTGTTTGAGTTTCTCTTCCTCAATATGTTGCTTCAAGAGTTCAATATAGATGTCCCGTTCCCACGGAATCATGGCTTCAATCTCTGTTAATGAGTATTTATGGTACTGCATTAACGCAAAATTTATCCTGAAGTATGCCTCCAAATTCATATGAGACATACCTAGCTGAAAAAACTATTTAACCCCTCTAGAACTACTTTGTTTACTTTCTTAGTACTTGGGTTCTTAAACTTAACTTCATGAGAAAGTTTTGGCATCGTTTCAAAGAACTTTTCAATCTGTTTGAATTGTGCTGAACTAAGTTGCTCAACAAATTCAACCAGTTCTTTATCAGTATAGTCAGACGCCGCCCAAGCATCTTCTTCATTATAAATGGTGTCGATGCAAGACGCAATTACACTAAAAGTTTTCTCAACGTTTGAAACATCTTCGGTAACGAAATTATTATCAATGAATTGAGACAATGAAGGATACTTCATCTTCATTCTAAGAGTATCATCCAAAATCACTTCAGAATTATGATCCTTCTGCTTGTTAACTTTGATATCATAGATAGAAATTTTTACTGGAACTTCAGTAATCTCATCATCAGGAGCAATAACATTGACTTCAATTTCTTCACCAACAGACTTGCCGCGAATCATCAGGAACAAGTATTCGATATCAAATGTGGGAAGTGTTTCAATATCAATGCCTGGTGTTAAGATACATGCCTGCAAGACGTTTTTAATTGCAAGTGTGATCTCACTATTATCCTGACTCTCCATTGCAAGGACTAGAAGTTTCTCTTCTTTAACAATGAACGGTCTAATTTCGATCTCCTTTTCAGTTGAAGGCAACTCAATCTTGTAAGAAGGAGTGGCAATTCTAGGTAAAGCCATGTTTTTTTAATATAATTCAGTGTGTTTTATTTATTCGTCGGGACCAGATGGAGTATTGTTGAATGAAGCTGGAGATGGTGGGTAATTACCCTTCTTAGTGTAACTACTTTGATTGTCTCCACTGTTTTCAGCATTATCACTTGGTGCAGTATTGGTTTGTTCACTCTTTTGTACTGTTGTGTTATCTGTAGATTGTTGTGCAGAGTTTACACTACCCCCACCAGAACCAATATTATCTAAGATATATCTATCATATGCAAAATCAACAGTACATTTCAATACATCACTTGGTCCATAAGATACTGACATTGAACTCAAGTTGATTGGAAATGCATTAACAAACGTATAAGTTATTGAGGCATTAGATCCGTTCACACCATTTGGTACAACATCATTAGAATAATTCTTATTGAACTTCAAGAGATGAATGTTGCACTTATAATCTTCGGGATATCTAAATCTAGTAAATGCATAACCCTCTCTGTCTCCGATATAATCTCCCAGTCCATCTGGTCCATGAATATATTGCATCCAAGACTCTAAAATTTTGATTGTGTCATATCTAGTATCAACATAGAATGTACAATTCAGGTCAGAAAAGTCTCTACGATATGCCATCTTCGATGTGATGCCATGATATGTAGTGTCAGTTGCGGTAGAGAATCTTGATCCAGGTAGAGAAGTGCTCTCGCACATAACATTCATGTGCTCTACTGAAATTCTATCTCCAAATGGAAACTTAGATAGACCAGACATGCCTAGTTGATACTGAGCAGTTAATGCTACATCAGTAATCTTATTAACAAATTTACTAATACCGCCGCCTTGGAATGCTACCTTGCCGTTAGCCATCTAAATAAGAATAGTGTTCCCATATTATGTAGGCTATGAGTTACAAGGGAAAGTTCCGTCCCAGTAATTATTTGAAGTATAAGGGTGATCCAACTAAGGTTATTTACCGTTCATTATGGGAACTTAAATTTATGAATTGGTGTGATCGTAATGAAAATATTTTAGAATGGGGTTCAGAAGAGATTGTAATTCCATACATCTCTCCAGTTGATGGTAGAGTTCATCGTTACTTTCCTGACTTTTATATCTCTCTCAGAAATACATCTGGAAGACTGCAAAAATATATCGTAGAGGTCAAACCCCTAAAGCAAACGATGCAACCCAAGAGACCAAAGAAAAATACTAAACGGTATCTTACTGAGTCTGCTACCTACGCTGTAAACATTGCTAAGTGGAAAGCAGCAACTGAATTTTGTAAAGATAGACTATGGAATTTTAAAATCATAACTGAGAAAGAATTAGGTTTATGAATCGAATCAAGCAACATAAAAAAGACTTGATTGCAATGGGAAATGCTGATGATAAGATGATGTTTCTTATGGAAATCATCGGTGAAAGTGAATTAATTCCCGAAAGACCTGGAGCTTTTTATACATACTTGTATAGACCTAAGACTCCCAACATTCAATATGATGAATATCCCCTAGTTGTCATTACCTCAATTGAACAGTGGGGGTGGAAAGGATTTAACTTCCACTGGAGAAAATCTAGAAATTATACATTCCCAGAAGTAATGGGGAAAATGATGAGAGTTGATGAAGAAGAACTTCTTGACTTACTTGACATCAACTACGCAAAATTCGACGTATCTTAAATCCCATGGCAGCATCAGGAGACAAGAGTTCAAAAATCACCTTGGCGAATGGAAAAACCGTTAACGTCAACACTAACCTGGACAATGGTCAAGGAACTCTGACGGATTCTAACGGAAAGACTATTGGATTCATTGGATCTAAAGGAAATGTTTACTTTAATGGTGGGGACAGCACTGCTCAAAAAGAATTAGTTGGTGGTGGTGGCAGAAACGGACAGTTGAGAGCATCGATACAGAGAAATCTAAAAAATGAAGTTAAGGCGATGGCAGAGAATGAAAACAAAGCCATTATCAATAACAATGCTAGCACCACCCAGAAATTAAATCTGAAAGACATGGGGTATGGCGATAGTCTTAATATTCCAGATCCCCTTGTTCCTAATGGAGGAAGCGGTGATAATACTGGAGATAAAGAAGTATCACCATCTACAGAGGAAAAAAATACTAACCAGCAACCAAATCAATCATATAGTCAAGGCAAATCTGCGTCAGGGAGGATGAGATATCCTGTCGATCAACCAGAAGACTTAGACTTCGTTATCTTTAAAGGGTTTGAATATCAACCTCTTGCTGCTGCAGGTGGACCAGGAGGATTTGGATCTGGAATGCTATCAAGAATGTCTGAGCGTTTGATGGATGCTACAGAAAAGTTTGCTATCATTCTACCTATTCAACAAAGTGTAAATGATACTAATGCTGTTTCTTGGGGAGATGATAATCTAAACTTCCTTCAAGCAGCAGCTGCTGGAGCAATCACTGAGGCTACCAAAGTGATTGGAGGAGCAGATGGTAGACCAGGACAAGTGATCGATAGTTTTGTTAAAACAGTCGGAAATGCGTCAGCTCAAGGACCTATCAAAAGTTTCCTTGCTACTAAGGCAGCACAAGAGATTATCGGTTCTGATATCTTTGGCAGGAGCACTGGTATGGCTGCCAACAACAACCTAACCCTATTGTTCAAGGGTGTTTCTCTTAGAGGATTTGCATTTCAATTTACAATGACACCAAAGGGTAAAAAGGATACGGAGGAGATCAAAAAAATTATCAGAGCATTCAAACAAGCAAAGGCACCTGGAGTTGGTGCATCAGGATTATTCTTACAGGCACCTAACATTTTCAAAATTGAATATAGAAATTCTGAGGGTCAACCACATCCATATCTGAATACATTCAAACCACTGGCATTAACTGATATGGCAATAAGTTATACACCAAACAATCAATATACTACATATGAAGATAGTGGAATGATTCAATATCAGATGAACTTAACCTTCAAAGAGATTGATCCAATCTTCCGCGAAGATTATGATGATGGCGAAGGTTTACGAGGCATGGGATTCTAATGGGTTACTTCAGACAAATACCAAACTGGATGTACACATCCAGACTACAAACTAAAAATTCAGATTATGATTTTGTTGAAGCAAAAAACTTTTATCGTAGAGCAAAAGTTCGCTCAGACTTCTTTGATAGATTCACATCGTTTGAGATGTATCAAGTAATTGGAGAAGAACGTCCCGATAATGTTGCACAGAAAGTGTATGGTGATCCAGAATTAGACTGGGTTATCTTGACAGTAAACAATATTGTCAATGTGTATTCAGAGTGGCCTCTGGCATCAAAATCTTTTGAAAAATTCTTACTTCAAAAATATGAATCAATCCAAGGATATAATGGAGTTCATCACTATGAGACCGTGGAAGTAAAAAATTCCAGAGGGAGGATTGTTCTCCCTGCTGGAATTGAAGTTGATTCAGATTTTAGATTTACCTATGTTGATGGTAATAATGAAGTCTTAGACTCTGATGTAACTATAGAAGTGACAAACAAAGACCATGAGTTAAAGATTCAAGACGAACTCAGAAACATTTACGTTCTAAGACCGATCTTCCTACAAACTTTCTTGAATGATGTAGAGGAAATTATGGAGTATCCAAAAAAATCATCTTCATATATTGGAGATAAGTTGAAGCAAGGTGGAATAAAACCAACTGATTATTAATCAGTCAACTCGAACTCTCACACCAAAGTAAAATAAATCATGATGATCGTAGTAATGATGATCATCATAATGATGATGCCATGGACTACAGTTGCGAATCCTAGTCACTTCTCTTTTGGTCTGACGACCATGGGGACTTTGCCATCTAGTAGTTTTGATTTTCTGACAGTGCTTCCAATCATACTTTGTTCTAGATCTCTTAGTTCTCTCCTCAATCTCTCCCCAATCATGATAGTGATAGTGATGACGAGAGTGAGCAGAGGCAGCAGGTGCTGCCAAGACTAACCCAAATAAGAGAAGTGGTAGGAATTTCATTCGTATGTACGGTAAGGGTTCTCAGCTGTTGGCGAGATTCTGGAAGTAACTCAGAGCATCTTCCTCATCTACATCACCAGTTTGTGCTAGTGCTACAGGTTCAGGTGCTTTAGACTTGAAGTCAGGGGTGAATGATCCGCGACCATCACTCTCATCATCAAGTTCTTCATCCATGACAGGGCGAGAAGACCGTTGTCCAAGAACCATCTTCAGTCGCTTATCAAGATCCTCATAGGACTTGAACTGAGATGCATCAACGATCTCAGCAAGACCATATTCTTTCTTCCAGATTGCTTCCATTGCATCGTCATCGTCTAGCAAAGGTGCCTGACGTGCGAACTCAGAAGAATCATAGTTCCAGTAACCTGCAACCTTCTTGATCTTCAGTTTGAAGTCAGCACCCTGCCAGAAATCAAATGGATTGATAGCAGTCTCATCTTCAAACTCTGGTTGCATTGCTTCCATGATCTTATCAAAGATCTTCTTACCAAACTTATAAAGGAAGACTCTCCCCTCATTCTCAGGATTTGTGGGATCTTTTACCACATAGATGTTGGTGTAGTAGGACAGTTTGCGCTTCTGCTTACGGGCAGTTTCTTTGTCAGCATCACTACCACTGTTCCACAGTTCACGATTGTGCTCAGAGACAGGATCCTTTCCACCAAGAGTGGTTAAAGAATTCTCAATGTACCATCCACCAGGACCTTGGAAGGCGTGAGTGTATAGTTTTGCCCATGGGAGATCTTCTCCATCAGGAGCAGGCAGGAAACGGATAACTGCATAACCGTTGCCAGTCTTATCCATCTCAGGTTTCCAGAGACGGTCATCGCCTCCAGTTTTGGTGCTCATTTTTTCAACTTCCTTGACCAGTTTGGAGGTCAAGGAACCAAGAGAAGATTGCTTCTTAAGATTTGCAAAAGACATTTGGATTACCTCGGGTTGTTTAGATTTGGCTTGTGTGTACTTCGTAAGTATATCAGTCAGAGTCCACCATGTCAAGCTGTTGCTTGAGTGTGGTGATCATCTTTTCCATGTTAGAAAAAATTACCGACATGTCGATATCGCGTGGCATACCCATCATAACAGCCGACTTCAGGATACTCTCCTTCATCTGGACAGCTTCTGGATCGTCACTCAAAGAGAGTCTAGTGTATAAGATTCTCTGCTTCTCAAGAAGACGTTGAAGAAGAAGGATATGATCCTTTTTTTCTTCCATATCCATACTAGGAAAGGCGAAAACGTTTTCATAAACGCTCTCTTGCAATTCCTGAATTTGAGTCATCTCTGCTCGGACAACTTCTGAATCAAAAAAACTCATTGATCTTCCACTAATACGTCTTTTAAGATTTTTCTATAACGAAATACATCGATATTTAGAAACTTATCATACTTAGAAAGTTTCAAAGATACTAATTTCCATACAGGATCGTCGATCTTTTTATCGAAGTGAGATTTATATCCCAGTACTTTGTTCAAAATCAACATGGTCTCTAGAGATAATTTTCCCTGTAGATGTGCCTTGAGAATAGGAGGGTGATAACTATCCTCTCGTGAGAACATTCTGTCAAAGTCTCTATCTAGGAAGACTTCTTCAATCTCATTTTTAAAAGAGTATGAGAGACTCTGGATTTTCTTCTGCCATTGACGATGCACTTTATCACCCTCTCGCATTAGCTCTACAATGTAGAGTGATTGTGGATCATTGCATGTGGCAAAGTTAGCGACAAAGAATTCTTCAATCTCTTTGTCGTTTTTCTGGCGAGACAGTTTCTCAAAAAAGTATCTGTCTTTTCTTTTGTAGAAAGAATTAAGAGAAGCACGACTAGAACCACAATACTTATGGTAGTCATACTTCTCTTTAGTAAAATGATTTTTTATTGCCAGAAATTTTTTGTAGCAATCAAAAGGCATCATTACAATGGCAAACGGGCACGACTTGTTCTTTTTAGAAAGTTAAGTTCAGTGGCGTTGTATTTAATTTTTTCTTTGAGTGGTTTGGAGATTAGTTTAGATACAGAATCGAAGTCGATCTTATTCTCCTCACAGAAGTAAACTACAGCATCGATGTAGTTCATCTCTGGATTCTCTTTGATAACTTTCTCGACTTCTTGTGCGAATCGAGTTGGACACAGAAATTTCTGTTCCAGAACCTTATCTAGTTCATTCTCCATTTTGTTTTGAAAGATTGTGATTGACAAATTCTTTAATATAACGAACTAGAAGTTTAATATACTCGTCTTTGTTCCTTTTGTCAAATACTTTTACTTCACCCCCAGGAGTAACCATAAGAGTAATGAGTTTCTTAACTGGAATACCAGTCATCTCATAGTACATACAAGCATATGCAGTCTCTTGAACAAAGTAGTTTTCTAACCACTTCTCTGGTTTGATCTTCTCCGAAGTCTTAAAGTCAATGACTGCTAGTTCTCCTTCGTACTCACCAATGCAGTCTACTCTTCCCGCCAATCCAAGATACTCAGAGAACAGAGTACGTTCGATAGCATGAATATTATTTATCTTATCAAGTTCCTCTTTAGCATGATGGAACATGAACTGAGTGGCAGGACGAAATTCATTCCAGTCCAATTCAAGATTCATTAGATACGCTTGGGCAGCCTCATGGAAATCTGTACCACGTTTTGTTGCCCTCTTCGTAATTCTGTTAGCTTCCTCTTCTCCAATTCGCTTACGCCACTTGATAAAAATCTCGCGATTATAGAAAGAAGTGACAGAAGTAATAGAAGGCACCCAAGAACCATTCGGGACCTGATAGAGTCTGCATCCAGGAGTTTCTTTTTTGTTAAGTTCAACGTCACCGAGATAATTATGATGAATGAAATTCATTAGATGTTCAGAGCAATTTTGTTCATGAGATACTCTTTGACTAATCCAGAACGAACGATGTCTTCAACACCAAATTCAATGATTTTAAATGATGGCATGTTCCTAATGATTCTTAGGAAATCAAGAATACCATTTCGTTCATATGATTTAGTCAAATCACTTTGACTCGCATCACCACAGAACATGATCTTTGTATTCTCACCACAGCGTGTGATGATTGAATCAAGTTCGTGGAAGTTTAGATTCTGTGCTTCATCGACGATGATAATTGTATCATCCAATGTAGTACCCCGAATAAAACTTGTAGACCAAAAGGAGATAGTCTCCTGAGTTTTAAGATTACCATACAGCATCTCAAAGTCAGAGTCTGTTGGCATCTCAAACATATACTTTACCATATTCTTATATGGAATCTGGTAAAGAGCTGACTTGTCTTCATGATCTCCAGGGAGAAAACCAATCTCTCTGGTAGATACAAGAGATCTTACAATATAGATCTTTTTGTAAGGTGTGTTCTCATCAAGAACTTCTTTCAGTGCATTGTACAAAACAATAAATGTTTTTCCTGTGCCTGCTGCACCATACGCAAATAGGTTCTTCCCCTTTTTGTATTCTGCAAACAAAATCTCTTGGTTAGGAGTTAATGGAGTAATGTCACACAGAAGATCATTGTTAATCGGTTTCTTTCGTTTCATCTGCTTGGCAGTTAAACCGACTCCGATTGGATCATCCTTCTTTCTTCTTGGCATAGTTAACTGTAGTCTCGGTTTTTGCGAACTGTAGAACCAGGTTGTTTAGATGCTCTATCTAAAACCTCATTCCAACCATTAGAGTTGGCTTCTCCTTTCCACCCACCCACATCTTGTGCTCCAGCACAACCCTGTGACCAGTCTTTATCCCAGTCAGGGTTTGCATCTTTCCACTCAGAGTAGGCTTTCATGTTCATAGAAAGAGTCTGTGTCTCTCCAGTTTTTAAATTCTTTACAGGATAAGTAGGCATAATTAATTTCTGGATAGATTTATTTAGAGTTTGATCCACCGAGGATTGTCTAGAGTCCATTGAACGACCTCTTTAACTCGATCCTCAATGGGTTTAGGTTCCCATCCCATCAGTTTCATCTTCTCTCCAGACAAAGCATAGCGAAGATCATGACCAGGACGTGCTGAATGGAAGTCAACCAGATCATACTTAAGTTCTTTACCTTGTGCGAGAGCAATCATCTGTGCCAACTCAAGGTTGTTCAGTTCTCTTGCACCAACAATGTTAAACTTAGGACATTTGGCATCTCCCCAGTTTAATTCTACAACTGTAGGCTGTTCCAGGAGGAAGAGCAGGGCGTCTGAAACATCTTCAGCATGGATATAGTGCCTAGAACCAGGAATCGTCCTTGTAGCGTCACTGTGAATGGTAATAGTCTCACCATCACGTACACGTTTGATACACATTGGAATGTATTTCTCTGGATGCTGACGCTGACCAAAGACATTCATCGTGTGAGTGATGTAGACAGGCAGTTTGTAAGTGTTTTGGAATGCTACTGCTAGTTCTTCACCACCTGCCTTACTAGCACTGTAGGGATTGGTGGAGTTGTAACGATCATTCTCTCCATAAAGAATGCCATTAGGTGCAGGTCCGAATACTTCGTCAGTACCAAAGTAAACAAATCTTTCTAGGTGATCAAGTCCACGAGCATAGTCAAGGATGTTGCAGGTAGCAACGACATTATCCATCACGAATTCCATAGGGAATTCAATGCTGCGATCCACATGGGAACCAGCAGCAAGGTGAAGGATATAATCAACCTTGCCAATATCAGCAGCAATCAATGGATTCACTGCTGCTTTCAGGTCATGAAAAACAACTTTAACACGAGCACGATCAGCAGGAGAGAAGTCCTTCAGGACATCATGCAAACGGTTCAGATTACCACTAAAGTCTAATCTATCAAGTGTAACAACTTCCCAGTCAGTATTCTTTAGAATCTGGGATACAAGATGGTGGGCAATAAAACCAGCACCACCAGTAATAAGAGCTCTCTTACTCATTCAATTTCCTCTTTTACTTTATTAAAACCAAATGGACCTGCTCCCTTTTCTTCTAGTGCTAATTTCAGCGCAACACCACCAACTGCTTCCATGCATTTGAGAATGTCTTCTGTCTTAGCACCTTCACCAAGTTCTTTAGCGATGTACCAATACTTAGGCCAAAATGTTTGACCTGCTAGTTCATAATCTTCGAGTGTTAATAGTTTCATAACCAATTAAGTGCTTCGGATACTGTAGGGAATTTTTCGCAGAAGATTCTTTTACATCCTTCTGCAATGTCCATGTGTTCTTTTTGCGTTCCATTCTCAGAACGCAATTGTATGTAGTGAATCCATGAGCGACATGATCCACTCATATAGATTTTTGTTCCCGTCGCAAGGGGCATCACCATTCTAGCACACTCTTTTGCAACTTCTTCAGACAAAAGTTCTTCATAGAGTATCTGTGCTTGTCGGAAATGTTCTTGAATCTTAAACAAAAGTCTAGATGAAATCAATGGATCTAAGTCATCAATAGAATTCTGTCGATTCTTTGTATCTTGACGACGAAGTTCTGGAAGTGGAATATTATGCTCCAGCAGAGTTGTTGCAGCATACCGTTGAGAAAACTCCTGATATGTAAAACTACGGTGCCTCAGAATCTGAGCTGCGATTGCCCTAGAGGTTTCAATCTCAAGAGTCATAAAAGACTGTTCAAATACAGACCAATGATTGTGCTTGATACAATACTTTAGAAGACCAGCATAGTTTGGATTCTCTTGATTGTTTGGGTTTGAGACACGGGCAACGTATGCCATCAAGTTCTCAGCGTCAGGAGTGGCCGTTACGAATTTAACTGTTTGCATAATATGCCAAATAATACTTTACTATTCCAGAGGTGGTCAGATTACCCTGAGACACCCAGTCATGAACGCATTCATAGATGCTTTGACATGAGTATCTAGGTCTGCCGTCAGACAGTTCCGACCCAAACTTCTTCAATAGAATTTTCAAACCTTGCGCTCTCGTGTCCATACGTTCTTGTGAGTAGCGCCAATCATTATCTATCATATGGCATTTCACTGTAGTCATCAAGTTCGGGAGCAAATACTTCATCATAGTCTGAGATATGAGGAACAATATCCTCATACTGAGGTCTATATGGCTCTTCAACAGAGTCGATCTCAGACTTGAGGCACTCGACTAGAGACTCCAAGTTCCTTATAATCAGTTTGATTTTTTCTTTATCCATAAAGAAACAGTCTTTTACACATTAATTATACACAAAAAAGGAGAGATCGTCAAGACCTCTCCTTAAAGTATTATGATTCAGTCAACAGTGACTTGCATGTCCTCTTACAAACTGTCTGACTGTCATCACATTCTATCAAACAGTTAAAATAATCATTAATTGCATCGCTTTGTGTATCAGATTTGTCTAGTGTCCTCTCAAGATTAAAAATTGACTGTCTCCAACCAGCTAGTTGATTAAAAGAAATTAGGTTGTGCATAACACCTCCATGTACGGAACTTATGGTCACATGATTTAAGGTGGAAAGTTTCAAACCATTTGATCACCTCATAATTCTACCAGTATATAGTTAATTTGTGTGTAAATGAATACAATTGAGAAACAAAAATTTATGCCTATGAGATTATACTTATGCATAAAAAAAGAGAGGGTCGAAACCCCCTCTACAATGTAAGTTAGTGAATCACTTAGTATAGGTACGACCACGATAACAGAATGTACCGTGTGTCTCCTTGGACTCTACACAACGAGTAGAATACTCAACACCACGATATGTAGTGTGAAGAACTTGTGCGTCGTGAAGAGCAGATGCTTTGTTGATCTGCTTCTTGATCATGTTAAGTGTGTTCATGAGTTGACTCCTAAAGTAGTTGGATTTTAATCCGTTCCTTTAGTCGTTTGCGTCCCATGGGTAGCATTCAGGTGTTGATTCCTTCATGACCTCAATCAATTCCACCTTATATTCAGGAGGAATATTCTCATTTGTTCTCATCCGAAACATAATTGAATCAGCTTGAGCACAAGTGAGGTTTGTATAGAATAATAGTTCTAGCATGGGATGAACGGCTCCGTTCCGCGACTTACTTGCGTCCGATCTCTCGGATGAACGATAGGTCCATTATAGACCCTATGATCTATTTATGTCAAGTCTTCGCCAAATTCGTTAACCAAATTCTTTATCGTGGTCTCAGATCCGTCTAGGGTCTTAATCTCATACAGAGGAGACCGCATATACTTCTTCAATTTCCTATACTGTTTTGTTACTTCTGTTACAGCATCAACATTAACGTTAATTCTTGCTTTACCGTCCCCTGTAGGGGGACTATTAAATCCTACACTCATTTTTTCTTTGGCGGTGTCTTTGGTTTGTTTGCTTCACCCCAAAGTTTGGGGTTTCTCGTGCCATGTGTCCAATCCATTCCCTTGACTACGCTACCAAAAGAATCATAGTAAGCATCAAATATGTCGGAGGAAGATCCCATAATGATATCAAACCAACAATCGTCATTCAAATCTAAGGTCATCAAATAAGAATTTGATGGGAGAGATTTATCTTTTGCAGCATCAGGATCACAGTTGGCATGAACTACTGTGATTCCATACTTACTCTTAAAGAGTTTTATATCGTCAGAAGATAGTACCATTAACTTCGATTACCCCACGTAATTTCTGGAAAAGCCTGAGCGACTACATTCTTGGTAATTTTGTATACACTCTGAAGATCCTTGTCCTTACAAAGCACAAGAATATCTGCCTCTGATGGATGGAGAGTTTCAAGAACTTGAATAAAGATTGTTTCTCTCCTAGTTTTGGATAAACTATCGTTGCCACCCTTCACAAAGTTGTAAAAGTTTCTACTCTCTTGGCGAATAGAAGTATGAATTGTTCCAGCTGGTGCATCATTTGGTTTGTATGGAACTTTACCTTCTGGGAGCATAGAAACTACACTCTCATCAAAGTTCCAAATCAATGTGACCATCAATGCATCGGACTTGTACTTTTGCAGAACCTCTACTTTTTTTGTAGCGGTTCTCTGCTTAGAAACAAGTTCTAAAATTTCAGAAATGAACGGATTAGGTGGCAGTTCATTCTTCTTCGTCTTCGTTGTTGCCATAATACTCTTCTGGGTTTTCAAATCTTACTGCAAATACTGTATCGGGGATCACATTACCATGTTCATCATACATCTCTGGATGCAAATTATCTGGATGATATGGAGTGGTTTTGACAACATGTTCTTTTGCCAACCACCCTATCACTGCGCCCACGAATAATGCCATTATACTAACAAATGACATTACTGTCAAGGTAAGAGCTTGCATCGTCTTTTCTCCTTATTGATTTTGTTTCCTTGCGTCGAAGGATAGATCAAAGCAGATGTGAAACTCTCTATTAAAGAGAGAAACCATCTTTTCAAAACTGACTTGAAACGATTTCGGTTTCTCTCCTTTAGTTTTCTTTCGGAGCATAAGCTCCACACCTCTATTTATCGGTAGTTTTTCTCTTTCTCCCTGGTTTTCGGTCGGTTTCATACTGCCATGTCTCCTGCAAAATTGAGTTGAAATACTCCATAATCTTTCTAGCTCTTGGTTTACCAAGATGTCCGTACCCCTCACGAATTTGTTTGTGATTGGCGTCTTGTCCTCCTTCTAGATAAGTTTTTAGTTCTGCAATAGTGGTGGTAAGACTGCTGGCAGTAGAACTTTCAATAAATTCATTTACTTCAGTTCTCTTAGCAGAATTAGATTTCAAATAGTCATACATTTTAAATGTCATCACGTCTCTCAACATAGCATCGTCAATTACTTGTTCAACCATGAAAGAAAGATCGTTATGGTCCATTACTCTTCTGCTTTTTCTGGTAAGTGCTTCTGTTCTCTCACAAACTGAATGGTTTCAGCACAACCTCCAATTGATTTATCGTTGAAAGTTACTTGAGGGAAGCTTCCGCTATCCCCATATTCAGCAATGAATGACTCTTTAGTAAAGTCCCTATCCAACTTGTAGATGACATGCTTCAGTTCTAACCACTGAAGCAACCCAGCCACTTTGTCGCAATACGGACAACCATCCTTAGAATAAACAACAAACATAATGTTTTCGCTACTTGTTTTTATATATTAGATTAAAGATGTTGCCTCCTCCCAATCCTTTTGGAATCGTGCTAACCCATCATCAGTCATGACGTGATTATACATCTTCCAGAATACAACAGGGGGCATAGTAACTACTTCAGCACCATATAAGAAGCAACGTGATACATGATGACAGTCTCTCAGAGACGCAGCAAGAACCTGTGTAGGCATCTGATGAGAGCGAAGCACACCAGCAATGGCGCGGACCAGTTCTACACCACTGAAAGAGTTATCATTGCAACGTCCAACGAAAGGTGAGATGTATGTGGCACCTGCCTTTGCTGCCATGATTGCTTGTGCTGCTGAGAATACTAACGTAACATTAGTCTTAATGCCAGCACTACTCAACACTCTACATGCTCTGAGTCCTTCCACTGTGCAAGGAACTTTGATGGTCACAGAATCTCCCATAGAGATATATTGCTGTGCCTGAGCGATCATTTCTTCAGCAGTATCAGCAACAACCTCAGTAGATACACTTACAAAGTTTGGGAACTCATCAATAAGTTGTTGAGCAACATCAGGTAGAGTTCTGCCACTCTTAAGAATAAGTGTGGGGTTTGTTGTCACACCATCAAGAAGTCCAGTTTCATTTGCTGCTCTGATTTCCTCAATATCAGCGGTGTCCAGAAAAATTTTCATTAAAAAAGAGGGTCTTTAGACCCTCCAAGTATAGCACACTCTACTGGATTTTGCCAGTGAGTTTAGCGGCGACGATATTTTATTTATCTTTGTAGATCTCTTCTAGTTTTTCTCTAGAAAGATCTACATACATTAGTTCTTCACCCGCTTCAGGTGCTTCGGGATGACGTGGTTTAGGTCTATTCATCTCTATGTTAATAGATTGAATGTTACTCCACATCATAGCGAATGCACCACCAGCAATAAGGGCGAAGCATACAAAGTAAAATGTGACCTCAAGACTATTCATATTAGTTTCCTTGATAAGATGGGACCATCATGCCGCCATCTTGATCGTCATCGTCATCAGGATTCTGAGTGACAAGGATAAAGATGAGAAGTGCAGCCCATACTATAACATATTCAAAGTGCATTTTTTTATGCCTCTTGAAGAGATTGAACTGTGTTGTGAAGTTCTCCAATGTCTCGGAGACCTTCAACGCTGAACCATGGGGCATTTGCCCAACTGAATCCTTCACCCATGGTACTATCGGGTGCAGTGATGTACCAATGACATGCTGTGTCTGGTACATCAACGGCACACTTAGACCAATCATCACTCCATTGTGGGACTTGCACCCACATAATGGCAGCAAATATAAAACTGAATAGTGATTTAATCATGTCTTATTAAAGGTTA